GTCCATTAATGTCAGCACTAGGAGTTGGGTTAGCAGGAGCAGATATCTACGGAAGACTATTTGGGAACAAAGGATAATGTCTAGAAGTTTAAAGAGACCTATGTTTAGAAGAGGTGGCACAGTTAATGATGGTATCATGACTGGGCTTACTGATAGAAAACAACTAGCTAATGGCATGATGGTTGATGATGAAAGATTAGGAAAAGACACTCAATCTATTTTAGACGCTATGGCAAAATATGCACCAATACCAAAAACAAGATTACCATTAGGTCAGTTTGGTTTAAATTTAGCATCAGGTAAATTTGCAGGTGATGGTAAATTACAAAATCTTATTGGTTCTGCTCAAGGGCCATACTCACAATTTGTAAAAGCTGATGATGCTAGAAACATGGCACTAGCTAAAAGAAAACAAGGTGCAGTTTCTACAGCACTTGGTATGCAATTAAAAAAAGATAAACAACAAAGCGTGTTAGCAGCAGAAAAAAAAGCAAAATTTTTATTACCACCTGACGCTACAGCAGATCAAATTAGAGCTAAAACTGCTGAGATTATTCAATCAGAAATGAAAGGAAAAACTTATGGAGCAGAGGCTAATTTAGAAAGAGCAATAAATTCTTATAGAAGTCAATACGGTGATGGTAGTAAAGCATTTAATCATGCTTCATTTGATGTAAAAGTTGCACCAGCGTTAAGACAAGCAGGAAAAAATCCAAGATCAAACATTAAATTTAAAGATGGTAAATATAAAACAAAAGGTAAAACACCTGGAGTTTATATTGACGTAGACAACGCAAAAGTAATTGAATTTGATGGCAACGTAGCAGTAGAATTACCAGAATTTACAGCATTACTTAAATAGGAGGATACATGATTGAGCTTATTGATCCAGAAGGCTTTACCTCCCTACGAGACGAAGAAATCAATAGTGAAAGAAGTGCTATAACTTCTGCTTTAGCAGGAGTAGTTTCAGGTGCAATAAAAGTACCTGAAGGTGTTATATCTCTTGGTGCAGAATTAATTGATTTAGGTTTTGATACAGATCTTGCAGCAGATGTTGAACAATTGTTTGATAAAGTTAATGTGTTTGAAGACATTGCAAATGATACAGCAATAGGTAGACTTACAGAAGGATTAGTTCAAATAGGTGTACCAGGTGGTATAGGTTTTAAACTAGCTAGCAAAGCAATTAAAGCTAAAAAAGCTGGTAACTACATGAATCTTAGAAACACTAACTTACAGAAAGCTGCAAAAAAAGCAGACGATTTTAATAAAACAATTGGTAAAAGAAGATTTGTAGCAGGGGTTGCAGGAGGGGCAGCAGGTGAAGCATTTGTTGCTGATGTAGAAGAACTTGGAACTTTTGGTGATGTGTTTGAAGCTGGGCCAACAGATTTAGAAGAAGTAACTGATGAAGGTGGTAGAGAAGATGCATTTAAAAAGTTAATGAACAGAACAAAATTTGGTGCAGAATCTTTATTAATAACACCAGTTGTGTATGGTGTTGGTAAAGGAATAAAAGCTGCAGCCACACGTGGTAAAAACATAGAGTTTAGTAATTCTAAATTAGATAAATTTTTTAATAAAACATTTTCTGCATTAAGAGCTAGAGGTGCAAAACCACAATCAATATTTGAAGCTAAGATGGCAGAAAAAGGTGCTACTATGGCTGATACTAACAGAGCCATGGAGTTGGTTAAAACAATTGATTCTGAAGTAGACAGTATGTTTCCAACGGTAAAATCTGTATTAGATAAATCATCCGACAAAAGAAAAGCAGATGTATATAAACAATTAAATGATATTTTATTTGAAGGTGAATTAAGTAAAGCTATTCCAAGCAGTGCAGCAGCTAGAACACATAAATTTTTAAAAGATAATGGTGCAACAGATGAATCTATAGAAAATATATTTGAAGCAATAGGTGGTGCAAGAGAAAAATTTGTAGATTTAATTAATGCATCATCAAACGCACCTAAAGATGTACAAACTTTAAAAACATTAATGGGTCAAAGAGTAAAAGATTATTTAGGTAGCACTTATAGAATATTTGAAGATAAATCTATGTTACCTTTTTTAGCTTACACACCAACAGAAGAAGCAATTAAAGGCACGAAAGAATATTTTAAAAGATATGCAAAAGAAAATGGTAAAAACCTAACAGACTTTCAAGCACAAAGCATGGTTGATTCTGTAATAAAATCTGCAAAAAATCAAAAAGCACCTCCAGGCTTACCTATAAAATTTGCAAAAGGAACTTTAGCAGAAGAAGGACCACAGATAGATAAATTTTTTAAAAGAGTAGTAACAGATGACATAAAACCAGAACGTTTATTAGCTGAAACACCTGGTAAAGATAGAGCAGTTATAAAAAAATTGTTTGGTGAAATAGAAGACCCTAGATTTTCTATATATAACAGCATGACAAAGTTATCTAACATTGCTAGAAAAAATGAATTGTTTGAACGAATTGCAAAACAAGATGATGCAATTAAAAAAGCAGCTACTGCAACCACACCAGGTGGATCAAGAGGTTTCTTTTTTGATGACGCATTAGAAGCAGCAGAAGCATTACCTAATCAAGAAATAGTAGAATTAGATAGATACATGACACCATATTTTAAAGATGAGTTTACTATTAACCCACTAGCAGGTAAGTTTACTACTAAAGCTATTGCTGAAGGATTAGGGGATAGCACTAAAACTTTAAAATTTTTATTTGAACCTAGAGAAGGTGCAACTGGTATTGAAAAAGGATTGACATGGGGATACAGAAATTTAGTATTATTTCCAAAAGCAGCATCACAAGTTGCAAAAACAATTTTATCACCACAAACACACTTTAGAAATTTATTTTCTGCTACTGCTTTTTCTGCTGGTAATGGTATTTTATTTGAAAATCCTGCAGTTGTGGGCAGAGCATTTAGAGACGCATTTGGTCAATTACAAGTAGGAAAAAAATCAGCTGAAGCTAACGAAGCATATAGAGAATTACTAGAACTTGGTGTTGTAAATTCACAAGTACAATTAGGAGATATAAAAAATCTATTAACGGATACTCGTATGGGTGAAAATTTAAATATTGGAAAACCATTAGAGTCTATGATGAAAAAATTAACATCAGGAACAGGTAGAAAATTAAAATCAGGTATGAAGTTTGCAGAAGATTTATATACAGCAGAAGATGACTTATTTAAAATAGCAAACTATGCTGTAGAGATGCAAAGGCTTAGAGGTGCATATACTAAAGTAGGTAAAGAATTTACTGAAAGACAATTAAAAGAAGAAGCAGCTGGTATTGTAAGAAACACTGTACCAAATTATGCTTATGTATCAGATACTGTAAGAGCTTTAAGACGTCTACCACTTGGAACGTTTATGTCGTTTCCATCTGAAATATTAAGAACAACAACTAACATCGCAAAAAGATCTATTAAAGAAATCAAGGATCCTGCACTAAGATCTATTGGTTTAAAAAGATTAGCAGGTATGACAACTGTATTAGCTGCAGCTCCATATGGAATACAAAAAGGAGCACAAGGTTTATATAATGTAACTAATGAAGAGTTACGTGCATTAAAACAATTTTTACCTGAATGGTCTAAAAATTCTACAATTATACCTATTAGAGACGAAGAAACAGGTGAATTAAAATATATAGATTTTAGTCATGGTAATGCATACGATACAGCTATTAGACCTTTTCAAACTTTACTTAATAATATTCAACAAGGTATAACAAATGAAGATGTATTAATGAAAGGTATTATGACTGGTATGGCAGAAGCTGCTGGTGAACTTGCATCACCATTTATATCAGAAGCAATTTATACTGAAGCAATATTAGATTTAATTGCAAGAGGTGGTAAAACTAGAGAAGGCAGACAAATTTATACTGAAGCACAAATGCAAAATGAACCAGGAACTGCAATCAAAAACATGATTGAACATTTAGGAAAATCTATGTTACCGTTTTCTTATCCACAACTTACAAGATTATATCAAGCAGCAGCTGACAAACCATCAGAGCGTGGTGAATTCTTTGAATTACCAGATGAGTTGACAGGATTTTTAGGATACAGACAAGTTAAGATAGATCCTGTAAGATCTATGGGTTTTAAAATTTCTGACTATCAAAGAGGTAACAGAGAAGCAAGAGCATTATTTACTGGAGGGTCTGAATCACTATTAAAAGGTGGACCTAAAACAGGAAGAGATGTTATTGAAAGATTTATTGTAGCTAACAAAGCTAAATTTAATAATGATAAAAAAATGCGTTCAAACATTCAAGCTGCAGATATTTTAGGTACAGACATGGATAATATTAGAACTGAGTTTAGAGAAAGACAACTAATTAATTTATACAATAGATTAGACAATGATATATACACACCATTCTTTCCATCAGAAAACATACAAAGAGAGTTTAGACAAATTGAAGAACGTATTGGTGTAGACAATCCATTTGAAGAAGTAAGAGATGTATTGTTAGAGATACAAGATGAATTAAGAGACTTATCTTTTGATGATGAATTTGATATTAATATAGATGAGTATTTACCACCTGTAGATGACATGTCACAAGCACCATTGCCACCAACACCAGACGTAGATCCAGCAATGATACAACCGGTGCAACAGGCAACGGTAACACAGACAGGCCTGACACCATCAGAACAAGCATTGCTAAGTCCTGAAGAACAAGCTATAAGGTTAAGACAAAGGGGAATGGCGTAATGGCAACAGATTTTGAATCATTTATTGTAGATCCAAGTTTACTAGATCCTAGTATAGATACATCTAATCTGAGAACAACTACAGATACAAGAGAAGAATTATTATCAGATGTTCCAGATTATGCAGGTATACAATTTGATCCAACACGAACAAGTTATTTAGATGACCTATATGCTTTATACAGCGGTCAACTACCTATGACACCAACAGCAACAACACCAGCCGTTGGATCACCTGCAAATGGAGGAGGTGGCGGTGGAGTCGAGACTCCGGCAACTATTACACCTAGTACACCAATAACAACAGATCTTACAGATGATCAGATTAATGAATTTGCTATGCCTAACAATATAGGCGGCATAACCAGTGATCCAATTGAAATGGAAAATATTATGACTTACGAAAACCCATATGACGAACCTATGGATTTTGATAATCCAGCTGCTAGTATAGAAAATATATTACAGCCAAATACTCCAGGAACTATTGGAGGACCAGTCGATGTTTTTGATATAAATGAAGCAGGTGACCCATCACAGAATCCAGGTTCTATAAATGTAGGAGATCAACCTATGGTAGCAGGACCTTTTGATTATTTACAACAACCATCTATTCCAGGAATAACTCAAGCAGATCTTACACAAGCTAAAATTGATGAAGAAAGATTAGCTAGTTACACACCATCATTTGAAACACCAGAACAAGAAAGCACCGTTCAAAATGTATTAGGCAAAGCAGGTCAAACTGTTGAAGGAGCATTGACAGAACTTGGCAAGATACCAGGAGCTATTGTAGATGCAACAAACAAAACTGTAGATGTATTTGGTAAAAAATTAAATGTTGGTAAAACTTTAGGATCTTTAGCAATAAATGCAATTGCAGGTGGACCTGTAAGTTTAATATTTGATGCAATAACATCAAAACCATCAGTCTCACAATTAGAATACGAAGGATACACTGATGATCAAAAATCTGCAATAGATGAAGCTTATGGCCCAGGTGGAGTTATGGATGGATACAATGCGGTATCCGCATTTGGTAAAGGTGCATTAGAAACGGTTCAAGACAGATTAGAGGAAAGAACTTCAAATGGAATATTTGATGATACCACAGATAAATTAAATGAGTTAGCTGAAACATTAGGAGGCACTCCAATAGATGCACCAGATTATGAAAATGAAGTTGCATTAACAGGTGGTGACCCAATAACTGATGCTCCAACAAATATAAATAATCCTTTCGGATATGAAGATCCAATTGATGATGACTCTGATGGTCCAAGTGTAGATATAGGTCCAGTAGGTCCACAATTTAACGACCCTGGTTATGCAGATCCAGGTGTAGATGCAGAAGAAAATCAACCTGGTGGTGATGGCCCTGGGACTAGCTCTGGACCTAGTGGCCCCACTGGTAATTATGGAGATGCAGGAGTAGGTGGCCCTGCTGGTCAAGGTAGTCCTCAATCAACTGGTCCAACAGACAAACCTGGAGGAGCAGATGCAGGAACAGCAGATTTTGGCAATGAAAATGTAGGTGGATCACCAACTGGAATTAGTGGACCTCCAAGTCAAGGAGGCACAGCTACCACAGGACCATCTGGACCTCCAAGTCAAGGAGGCGGCGGTGGCGATAGAGGCGGCGGTGGCGGCTGTGTTATTGCAACTCATGCTGTTAACTCTGGTGCCTTTACAAAAAATACAAAAAGAGAAGCTGTTCGTTGGTGTGTTAAAAATTTACACAGAACATGGTGGGGTGAGGCTGTAAGAAAAGGTTACAGATACTACGGTCAAAAAGCTATTGAACAAGGTAATGCTAAAAATCATTATCAAGAATTTAAAGACTACGTTGCATTTGGAACTGGTAAAAAAAGAACATTAAAAACAGGTTGGACTTTTGTATATAGAACAGTTCAATTTTTTTTAAAAGGATTAATACTATAATGCCAAGAGATAGCGCATTACAAAAAATAGAATCACACGAAAAACTGTGCCGTATCATGCAGAAACAAACCTACGATAGAATGAACCAACTACAAAATCACATAACTAGAATTGAAAGAATACTTTTAGTTTCTATGGGTGCTGTTATGACAGGTATGGGTGGTGTGATTGTAGTTCTGTTACAAAAATTGTAGCGCTCATACGTAAGTCCTACTTTTTCCTATATCCAAGCTTTTAATTCTTCTCCCATAACTTGACTTGCAATATTAACTTTCTTACGTAAAGCTTTTACAATTCTTTCATCGACTGTATCTTCACACATAATATCAATGTAAGTCATAGGTTTAGTTTGACCAATACGATCTATTCTAGCTTCTGATTGTTGACGTTTCTCTAAATCATAACCATTAGAATAGTAAACCATATTACTTGCTGCGGTTAGTGTAATACCATATCCACCTGTTTGAGGTGTACCTATAAAAAATCTACATTTGTCATCATCTTGAAAACGTTTTATGTTTTGTTGTCTTTCGTCTGATGGGGTTAGACCATAATAATCTACAAAAGAATCTTGACCAAACTCTTCAACAATTGCTTTTATAATCTGTCTTACATCACTTTGCCAATGGGCCCAGATAACAACCTTACCTTCTATTTCATTAAGAACATTTATTAATTCATCGAGTCTATTGCTTTTTAGTTCCTGTATAACACCGTCATCAGATTTAAAATGACCACAAGTTATTTGTTGTAGTCTCATTAACTGTGTCAATGCATTTGCAGTGGTAATCATCTTGCCGTTTAATATTGCAAGTGCTTCTTTTTTCATCTGTGTGTAAACTTTAAACTGATCCGGTGTAAGTTGTATAATACGTTTCATAAAAGTTTTTTTAGGTAGATCTAAACAATCATCTTTTAATACACGGTAAGAAAAATTCTTTAATTTATCTGACAACTCACCAAGGTTACGATACCCAACTACAATTTGTACAGACCGTCCGCCAAAATTTGCTGTCTTCATAATAGCGTATCTAGTTCTGAACGAGTAATAAGAAGCATGATCCAAGAGCCAAGGGTCAAGGAACTCGCATTGTTTGTATAAATCTAATGGTGATTTAGTTACAGGAGATCCTGTAAGTATTCTTTTATATTTTGCATTTATACCAAGTTTTACAATATTTTTTGTACGTTTAGCTTCTGGATTTTTTATAGTAGTAGACTCATCTATTGCCATCATAGTGTTATGTGAGTTTATAAATTTAGCTGCAAAATCAACACCTTTTTTACTAGATAAAGCTTCAACATTCATACATAAAATATGTAAATCAGTTCCTGTTTTAAACAATGTGTCTAAATTTTGTTGTTGTTGTTTTGTAATATTTGCTTGCCACAATACAGACACTTTTTCTATATGATCTGGTAAGTGTGTAGGTATTTCAGAACTATACCAGTTTTTATATACACCTTTTGGTGCAATAATTAATACACCATTAATTTTACCTTTGTCATAAAGCATTGCAACATTGTCTATCAATACTTTAGATTTACCTGTACCCATTTCCATAAAATACGCAAAAGCTTTTTTCTCCCAAGACATTTCTAAGGCTTTAAGTTGATGTGCGTATGGTTTTGTTTTAAATTTGTAGTTCATAATTTATTTTCTTCTTTCTAGTTGACAAGATATCAAATATAAAATAGAAGTCAAGCCATGAAAGAAAATATAGTTTACGTAATACAGGAAATACCAGGTACAAAAACAGGCAGTCCAAAAATAAATATTATTGGTGCAGGTAAATATGGTAAGTTTAAATTTTTACTTCCTGAGTTATCGCAAATTATTTTTTCTCCTGGTCCATTAATTTATAAATTAAGAACTCTATTAAAAGATTTTACATCAGATGATTATTTGTTATTAACAGGTGATCCTGCAATTATTGGAGTTACATGTTCGATTGTTTCTGACATGACAAACGGTAAATACAATTTATTAAAGTGGGACAAACAAGAAAGACAATATTATCCAATAGAGATAAACTTATATGAAAGAGGAAAGATAGATGAGTAACTTAGAAAAAATGTTTATTGAGGATGCACCTCAACAAGTAAATGAATTAAATAATGTTGAGTCATTATCTAGCCATGTTTTAGAATTACAAAAGCTAGAAGATGAAATTAAAATTGAAGAAGAAAGATTATCTAGAAAAAAACAACAAGCAGATAAACTTTCACAACAAGTAATACCTGAAATTATGGACTCTATGAAATTAAAAACCATGAAACTAAAAGATGGTTCTGCAATAGAGGTAAAAGAAATTTATGGCGCTACAATACCCGTAGATAAAAGGGAAGGCGCATTTAACTGGCTTCGAAATAACGACTTGGGTGATTTGATTAAGAATGAAATCACTGTTTCCTTTGGTCGAAACGAAGATAACAAGGCGAGCGATTACGCAAACCTTGCCGAGAGCAATGGGTACCAACCGGTTCAAAAACTTAAAGTGGAACCCATGACTCTCAAAGCACTATTCAGAGAGCGAGTCGAAAAAGATTTAGACTTACCTTCTGAACACTTTAACCTGTTTAAGGGAAACAAAACAAAAATAACAAGGAACAAATAATATGAATGAAGAAACAAGAGACGTAGCAAAACAAGAAGGCGGAGCATTAGCAACTTTGGACTTCGTATCAGACTCAGGAATGGGTTTAGAAAACGTAGACAAACAAGATCTAGCTTTACCTTTTCTGAAACTGTTACAATCAGGATCAGATGAAACTAAAAAGAAACATGCGAAGTATGTAGAAGGCGCTGAAGCTGGTATGTTCTACAATACAGTTACAAAAAAACTGTATAATGGAGAAAAGGGAATAGAAGTTATTCCTGTATTCTACAAAATGACATATCCAGAGTGGGCACCTTTTGAAAAAAGAGAAGGTAGACCTATACATAACGACAGAGGACCTGGAGTTATGTCGAAGGTAACTCAAAATGATAGAAACAAAGATATGTTAGATAATGGAAATGAAATTATCAAAACAGCAAATCACTTTGTAGTTATCAATGGTGAGAGACCGGAGAAAGCTTTAATGACTATGAAGTCAACACAGCTTAAGGTAAGTAGACAATGGAATTCTTTAATGGAGAATGAATTTGAAAACGATCCTAGTACAGGAAAATCTTTACAAGCACCTACATTTTCTAGAATTTATAAATTAAATTCTGTAGAAAACTCAGGTAGTTTTACTTGGCATGGTTATAATGTGTCTATGGTAAGAAAAGTAGACAATGCCGGCCTATATCAAATGGCTAGAGATTTTTACAACTCTTTAAAAAACAGTCAGCAAAAAGCTGCGGCTGTAACACAAGAGGAATCTAACTACTAATTCTACTCTTATGGAGCAGATAGGAGCGGCAATGCGAGAGTTGAGCCGCTCCGACCCGGGATCTTTATGGTTGATAAATTTATAGAATTATTTACTGGATACCAAGGTGATTTTGGTATCGCCGATATGTCTTCGGCACAATTAGACACTGATAAGAACAAACTTAAACCAAACTATGAGTGGGCTGGTAGACCTATTACACAAGGTGATTATAAAGATCACATTGAAGGTAAGATATCTATTGGTATACAACCATGTAGACTAGACAAAACAGTTCAGTTTGGTTGTATAGACATAGACTCAAAAGATTATTTAAGTTTTAAGGTTGAACATTATTTAGCGTTGTTTCAACAATTTAAATTACCACTAATACCATTGTTATCTAAAAGCGGAGGACTGCATTGTTATTTGTTTTTAAAAGAACCGATACCAGCTGTCGATCTAATCTCGGCATTGAAGTCTTTTCTTCTGCCACTTGGATTAGATCCTGACACAGAGGTTTTTCCAAAACAGAAAGAATTAAAGGAAGATGACAAAGGAGAAATAAAACCAGGAAACTTTATAAACTTACCATACTATAACAATGGTAGTACAAAAAGATATGCAGTTGACAAAGACAACAACAAACTAGACTTAGAAAAATTTATAGAAGTTGCTAATCAAAGCAAAATTGGTAAACAAGAATTAGAAAAACTAGTAGATGAAACATACAGAAATATATTAATAGGTACAGATCCAGAATTTGAAGATGGTCCACCTTGTCTAGCTTTGTGTTCTAAAAGAAAACTAGATGATGGTAGAGATAGATTTATGTATAACTACATGGTCTTTGCTAAAAAGAAATACAAAGACAAATGGCCAGATCAAGTTGCAAAAGCAAACTACAGTTATCTAGAAGACCCATGGGATAAAACAAAATTAGATTCTAAAATAACTGCCTGGAAAAAAGATACTGCAGGTCATACTTGTTATGAAGATCCAATACAAAGCAAATGTATGCGTACACTTTGTTTCTCAAGACCGTTTGGTGTTAAGTCAGATAGTATCACTATGTTTCCTGACATTACAGATTTTGAAATTATAATGTATGCAGAACCAGAATACAGATTTAATGTTGTATTACCAGATGGAACTAAAGAAGGTGTTGTTGCAAACCACAGAAGATTAATTACAAAACAAACAGAGTTATTAGATTTAATATGGGAACAGACAGGTATCTATCACGAGCCATTAAAACCAAAAGACTTTAGAGCAAAACTAACAGAACTTAGAAAAGGTTCTACTAAGATATCACCACCAGCAGGTACACAAATAGAAGATAGATTAAATGAAGAACTATATCAATATTGTGTCAATGGTCCAAGAGCTAAACAAAGAATACAAATTAACAGTGGTTCTTGTTTAACAGAAGAAGGTCATCACTTCTTTAGATTTAATTCTTTTATAGATCATCTAGGATCTAGTTGGAAAATACCAGAAGAAAGAATAGCACAGAAACTAAAAGATAAATGTTTGGTTGAGTTTAATCATTCTTTAAATGTAGATGGCAAAACAATTAAAGTATGTAGACTGAAACAATTACACATAGATAAAATAGAATACAAACCAGTTGAGCGAAAAGAGAGTAACTATTAATGAGGTATAAAGTAGTAGGTCCACCAGGTACAGGTAAAACAAGAAGATTGTTGAACGAAGTACAAAAGTATGTGGACAAAGGCACACCACTAAATCGTATAGGTTACTTTGCTTTTACTCGTAAAGCTGCGGGTGAAGCAAGAGATAGATTTTTAAAAATAAAAACAGAACTTACAAAGAAAGATATAAAATACTTTCAAACATTGCACTCACTAGCATTTAATAGATTAGGTTTGAAAGAAGAAAACGTTATGCAGGATCTTAATTACAAAGCAATAGGTGATAGCTGTGGTATACAAATTAAATATGCATCATACGAAACTAATAATTGGAATGGTATATTTTCATCTGACAGTGAGTATCTAGGACTAATAAACTTAGCAAGAGTAAAACAAATATCTGTACTAGATCAGTTAGATCTAAACGAACACCTGTCTAAAATTGAAAGAAACAAATTAGATGCAATAGAAAAAGAAATTAACAACTATAAAAAAGTGTATGGTCTTATTGACTTTACAGACATGATACAGAAATTTTTAGATACAAAAGATATACCAGAGTTTGATGTTATATTTGTAGATGAAGCACAGGATTTATCACTAATACAATGGTCCATGATAAATAAAATAGAACAAGATACAAAGTGTGATGTGTGGGTAGCAGGGGATGATGACCAGGCTATATTTGGTTGGGCCGGTGCAGATGTAGATTCTTTTATTGACTATGATGCAACAGAAATACCATTAACAAAATCAGAAAGAGTGCCGAGTAGTATACAGAAAATTGCATTAGATGTCATTGATAGAATACAAGATAATAGAATTGACAAAGAGTATTTTCCAAAGTCTCAATCTGGTGAGATTTACGAGCGATATAAAATATCTGACATAGATATGTCTACAGGTGATTGGTTAATACTTACTAGAACTAAGTCATTATTAAAACCAATACCAACTTATTTAAAAAAGAAAGGTTTATTTTTTAATACAACACAAGGAAATAGTATTGGTAAAAGTTTGTATGAAGATATACAATACTGGTCGCAATTACAAAAAAAGATTGCTCTTCCTGACATACAATTACAAAGAATTAAAGAAAGAATAAAAGGATCAATGAATCTATCATTGAAGTGGTATGATGCATTTAACAATGTATCTGATAGTCAAATAAATTACATGAGATTATTACTACTAAACAATGAAGATCCAACGAAAGACGCAAGAATAAAAGTATCAACAATACATGGTGCAAAAGGTGGTGAAGCAACTAATGTTGTTTTATTTTTAAATCATACAGCAAACACGCTTAAAGGAGCAAAAAAATCTGTATACAAACAAGATGAAGAGTATCGTGTTTGGTATGTAGGTATCACAAGAACTATGCAAAATTTATATTTAATAAAATGTCCAAACAAATCTAAGGAGTTTAAAATATGAGTGACGATCCATACAAGAAACAAGTGTCCGGTACACATTATATGTACATGGAAATACAGCCGGCAGAGTTTATAAATAAGAACAAATTGCTTTTTGCAGAAGGAAATGCTATAAAATACATATGCAGACACTCTCACAAAGGCGGAGTAGAAGACATAGATAAAGCCATACATTATTTAGAAATGATCAAAGAGAGAGATTATAAATGATATTCAAAGCACAAACAGAATGGGTTAAGCCTACTGAGTTTCCTGATTTAAGATTTTGTAATGAAATTGCAATTGATTTAGAAACACATGATCCAGAATTAAAAACTATGGGCTCAGGTTCTGTAGTTGGTAAAGGTAAAGTTGTAGGTATTGCGATTGCAACAGATGGCTATGCAGGGTACTTTCCATTCGATCACGAAGGTGGTGGTAACCTTGAAAAAAGTAAAGTAATTCAATGGTTTACAGATATTTGTGCATCTGAGTCTACAAAAATATTTCATAATGCAATGTATGATATCTCATGGATAAAATCTATGGGTATAAAAGTTAACGGAAGAATTGTTGATACTATGATTGCAGCATCACTTGTTAATGAAAATAGATTTAGATTTGATCTTGGATCATTAGGTTGGGATTATTGTGGCCACGGTAAAAATGAAACAGAATTAAATAACGCTGCAAAAGAATGGGGACTAGATCCTAAAGCAGATATGTGGAAAATGCCAGCGATGTATGTTGGTAACTACGCTGAACGTGATGCGGAGTTAACTTTAGCTTTGTGGAAAGTTATGCAGAAAGAAATTATAGATCAAGACTTGCAATCTATTTTTGATTTGGAAACGGATCTTTTTCCTTGCCTGGTTGATATGCGATTTCTTGGGGTGAGAGTGGACGTTCAAAAAGCTCATACACTGAAGCAACAGCTAGCGAAACAAGAAGAAACATTACTCCAAAAAATAGAAAAAGAAACAGGAGTACAAACTCAAAT